CGCTGAAAAAATTACAAAAATAAAAAAATAAATAAAATGTCAAGAGGAGTAACAGGAAATTTCCAAAGCAACCCAAGAGTGTTTGCGCACTCTGCGAGAGTTGTTAAAATAAGATCTATATCACAAGCTATAATGGACGAAGGTTTTAATGGTGTTGGATATGTTGTAGGTCAAACCTATACGACTACTTCAGGTGGAAACGGGTCAAACAACGAAATAGCCACTGTTAAGGTGACTAAAATTAACTCAAGTGGTGGAGTTTTAGAATTTGAAATAGTTAACGGAGGAACTGGTTACACTGTTGGTAATACTTTTTTATTACCTACTCAAGGTGGAGCTGTAGCTAGAATGATAATAACTAGTTTGGACTTACCAGGAACTCATGATACAGGAGCAGCTATATATTGTGGTGCTGCACAATCTGAGTTAACAGTAGTAATGGAAGACGGCGAAGTTGCAGTTTTTAAAAATGTAGCAGCAGGAACTTTTTTACCAATACTAGTAAAGAGAGTGGCTATGTATTCTAGTTATACTGGACCTAATAATGGAGGAACAAATCCAAATCCAGGTGAAATACTTGCTTTATATTAAGATATGTGGTTAGGTATAGGGTACACGATACCTATGAGAGGTGACAAGAACTTGCACATTCCAACACCGTCTCAAGGGTTATTTATAGCTTTAGAAGTGAACACACCTGGTCTTACAGACGTTTTTCTTTTAGAATCCGGAGGTAAAATAGAATTAGAATAAAAATAAAAAAAAATGGCATCAAACGCAAAAATAAGTAATAATCAAGTATTTCCATTTGAATCTCAAATAGATGACATAAATGGTATACCAGGTTTTAAGACTGACACTTTAGGCAATAGCACTAACGTTAAAATTTCAGGAGCAAATCTTAAAACTTCTGTTTTAGACGGTGCTACATATACCACTGTAACAACAACTAATGGTACTTACATAAGTCTAACTCCTACATCAGCTACGTCAGGCACGGTAACTGTAACAGCGGATTTATCAGCTACTGATGGAACAGCGTCAGGAACTAACAGGTTTTTAACTAAAGATAATAAATGGGCTGTACCTGCTTATAGTACCGTTGAAGATACCACATATAACTTTCTTGGATCTGTGGTAACTGGTAATGACAACTACTCGCTAGGTCTGGTGTCAACAAATACAGCAACACCCCAACTTCAAGGTAGTTTACTTATTGAGACCGGCGATGGGATTGTTTTTACAGATAGAACTGCTGGTATTGGTAACGCTAATGGATTTAAAGTTAATGTACTTATACAAAAAGATTCTAATGGTCTTCCTAGTGGAGGTGTTCAATTTGACCCTGCTGGTAATTTAATGTTAGATCTTGGAAGTGCTTCTGGTTTAGCTTTAAGCGGAGGTAACGCAGGAGGTTTAAGATTAAGTTTAAGCGGAGCTAGTGGTGTTGGAACACTTCCTATAGCTTCTGGTGGAACAGGATCAACTACAGCTCCTATGGTTGATGTTATAACAGCAGCAGACAAAGCTGCAGCTAGACAGGTTTTAAATGTTGATATAGCTGGAACCGACAACTCTACAGATGTAACTTTAAACACAGCTAGCCATGATTATCTTTCTATAAATAGTAGTCAACAAATAACACTAGGCAGTGTCTCTGTGTCTGATGATGTAACTGGTGAGCTACCTTTAGCTAATGGTGGTACAGGAGCTACTTCTGCGGCTGATGCTAGAGCAAACTTAGAAGTTGATATAGCTGGAACAGATAACTCTACAAATGTCACTTTAGCTGGAACACCTGATTATTTAACACTTAACGGGCAAGAAATTACTAGAAACCAAATTGATTTAACTTCAGATGTAACTGGAATACTACCTGTAAACAACGGTGGTTCAATACCACAAGCATTCCAAATATTACTTGGATCTAGTGGACTTCCATTGACAGGAGGTTGGAAAATAAAAGAAGGGTATAATGCTAAAATAGATTTTGACCAGTCAGGCCCAACGATAAATTCTTATGACTTTACAGCAACTAACAATGTTATAACTGCTGCTAACGGGTCTTACGGCACTCTTGTAGTTATAAATGGATCTACTGCTGGTACTATAACTTTTCCAACAGGATCTTACTTTGTTGGAGGTGGTCAGCCTACACCTACAGATGATGGTATTGACATATATTCTTTTGTATATGATGGAACTAACTATTTCTGGACATATGGCTTAGATAATAAAGTATAATAAAGTAAAAATATGAGTAATATTGTAATACCTTATAGAGGCTTTCTTCAACAGTTAAATGGTGGACCAACACCATGGGTTCCTCCATATTCTGGTGATCTTCAATTAGACTTAGATCCATCAAGAGGTGTTTGGGAAACTTATGGCGGTCCTGGTGCTGCTACACCCGTACCTGTAACAGCTGACGCTGGCGGTCCTGAAAACGATGCTAGTCCTGTTGGTTATATGACAAATTGGACAAACTATACCACTCCACTTGGCTACACTATGACGGCTAGACAGCAGACTGATGATAGAAAACCAAGATGGTATAAGTCTGATAGCAATAGAAATAACAAACCTTACTTACGTTTTGACGATGATGGTAGTAATCCTGATGATTACTATTTAATAATGGAATCTCAAAGCAACGCTTTTAGGTTTGATCAAGCTAGCATATATATTGTTTGTGATATAAATACTAGTGATGCTAATAGCCTTATGGGTTTAATTGCTAATTCAAGTAACTTCGCGTGGAATGATGGTTATAATCTGCATGTTTCTAGTGGTGGTCTGTTAAGAACCACAGTTGGAGAAGTTTCAGGTTATGATGCTAATGAAAACACTATGAGCTCGTCTACATTAGCTTCTATATATTCTTTCACTTTTAAAGGTGCAGTTAACGAAGTAGATAGAGTTAATGCTTTAAGATATAAGTCTGCAGGTTCAAGTGTTAGTTCTAGAGACAATGGACCTGTTGATGATGATGATATTCCACCTACTCCTTCTGGAGATGATTATCCTGAGTGGGCTTCTTCTGCACAAACTGTAATAGGAGCTTCAAGAAGTGATTTATCTGGCGTTGGAAATGTGTCCACATCTAGATGTTTTGTTGGTAAATTATATAGAGTTTTAATGTATGATGTTTGCCACACAGAAGCAGAACAGTTGGCTGTTATGAACGCTATAGGAACAGAATTTAATATTTAATATATATGGCTAAGTATATACAATTTGAAACAGAACAAAAAGCTTTAGATTTTCAACAACAAGTTGCAGATGCTATAAACAATGGTGATCCATATGCTACAGCGCTGTTTGATGAAAACGAAAATCCTAAATATGCTATAAAACTAATAAATGCTAGAAAAGATATTATAGTTGATATAATAGGACAAGAAGCTTGGGATGACGCTCCTGCCTTTGTAGAAGGCGGCCCTTTTAACAGAGTAGAATCGAAAGATCAACAAAAATAAACAAACAATTAAATTAAATTAAATTAAATGGAAAAAGTTAATAAAGAAGAATTAGAAACAATAAAAGCTCAACAACAAAAAGCTAGTGAATACTTACATCAGCTCGGTTATTTAGAAGCACAAAAACATATGATACTGCATCAGGTAGCTGACTTAAACCAAGAGATAGAAGAGTATAAGATTATGCTAGAAAAAGAATATGGGTCAATAAACATTAATATAGAAGACGGTTCATATACTAAAATAGAGAAAGAAGAAAACGTTGTTGAAAATGCCTAACATAAGAAAAATTAGTATAGGTTCTGATTACAAAAATGATGCAATGCATTATGCTGTTGGTCAAGAAGTTTACGGTGGACATACTATATGCGACATATTAAGCAACGATCTAAGTGGAGAGTATTCTATTTTTATAAAAAAGAATAACGAAGTTTTACCTTGGAAAAAGTTTAATAGCCAAATGGCAATAGCTGTAGAGTTCGATCTAAAGTATTAATGAAAACGCTTTACGACTTTATTGTTAAACCGGTTGACGAAAGGTATAACAATAAAAAAAGTGTTAATGGTAAAGATTTAATACTTAACACAACTATTGAAGATCACAAATACGTTAGTAAAAAAGCTGTGGTTGTTTCTACTCCTACAGCTTTTAAAACAAAAATAAAAGTTGGTGATATAGTATATATACACCATAATGTATTTAGAAGGTATTATGATATAAGAGGTAACGAAAAAAATAGTTCCAAACGCTTTAAGGAAGATATGTATTTTTGCAGTATAGGTGAAATATATATGTATAACAACAAGTGTAATTTAAACTATTGCTTTGTTAAACCTATTTTAAATAAATCAAATTTAAGCGTAGATAAAGAAAGAGAGTACTTTGGTATATTGAAATACTCTAATGATTCCTTAGAAGCTTTAGGATTGAAACCTGGAGAGCTTGTGATATTTACACCAAACTCTGAGTTTGAATTTATTATAGAAGGTGAACGCCTTTACTGTATGAAATCTAATAATATAGCCGTAACACATGAATACGAAGGAGACGAAGAAGAAAATAATCCAAGCTGGGCAAAAAGCTATTGAGGAGTTAATTAAAGTGGCTAAAGAAAAGATTGTAGACTCAGACGATGACGTAAGTGCTGACAGACTTAAAAATGCGGCTGCTACTAAAAAACTAGCTATAATGGATGCTTTTGAAATACTAACTAAGATAAACGAAGAAGAAGAAATGCTTAGTGAGAAACCAAAAGAAAAAAAGCAGGAAAGGTCTTTTAAAGGTTTTGCAGAAGGGAGAAGCAAGTGAGTTACGAGCAGTCACTTTGGAAAGAGTTGAAAGATGTTGTAAACCCTAAAATATTATCTAAACAGAATAGATATAAAAAATGGGAGTATGGTTATAACGCCGACTACGACTTTATAGTAATTAGTAAAACTGGACAAATTGGACAGATCATTGAAATTCAAAACCTCCGTATTGCTTTACCAAAAGCAGACGAACCTTTTAAACGAAGCGAAGTTAAGAAGGAACAGTATTGGGAACAACAAGAATACCCAAAAGAATTAGCTAGAATAAAAAGCAGATTTGATTGGGATGAGTATCCAAGCGATTTTAAAGAAAAGTGGTACGATTATATAGATGAAGAATTTAAACGTAGATCAAACGGTTACTGGTTTTTTAATAACGGTGTGCCTACTTACATCACTGGTACTCATTACATGTATTTGCAATGGTCAAAAATCGATGTCGGAGCACCAGACTATAGAGAAGCAAACAGACTCTTCTTTATATTTTGGGAAGCATGCAAAGCAGATGATAGATGTTATGGAATGTGCTATCTTAAGAATAGACGGAGTGGATTTTCTTTCATGTCCTCAGCTGAACTCGTTAACCAAGCCACAATATCTAGTGATGCAAGATTCGGTATCTTATCTAAGACTGGAGCAGATGCTAAAAAAATGTTCACAGATAAAGTTGTCCCGATATCCGTTAACTATCCGTTTTTCTTCAAGCCGATCCAAGATGGTATGGATCGTCCTAAAACCGAGTTGGCGTATAGAGTCCCAGCTTCAAAGCTTACTAGACGAAAATTAGATGATAACGTAAAATTAAAAGAATTACAAGGTCTTGATACAACTATAGACTGGAAAAATACGGGGGACAACTCTTACGATGGTGAGAAATTAAAAATATTAGCACACGACGAATCAGGAAAATGGGAACGACCAGACAATATATTAAACAACTGGAGAGTT